AGATTCTCCGTTGGCTGGATTCATAGTTCTAGCTGAAATAGACCCGCTGGGCATCCACCCTTCAATGTCATCTCGGGTTTCTATAGTCCCTAGAAAATGTACACCATCCATTCTACCTTCTGGTAGTATACCGGCGTCGCGGCCCATCTTGCGGCCATATCCAGTTATATCTGTTTCAAATTGTGTCATATTTAAGCTGCATCCACAACTAAAGCATAAGACCATACACTTGCGCCTATTTGCTGAACTGAAATTAAACGTATAGTTTTAGTATCTACTATTGTTTCTAATTTAGTTTCTAATTTAGCTAAGACTGCTGCCAAGGTGGCTGCTTCTTCTGTGTGGTCATCTACTGCGTAATTTGCCATATTTCAATCCTCTAAATTTCACACTTGTCGCCGTTACAAGCATACTCGGCTTTACCCTGAGTATTGTCTTCCAGCTCGTATTTAGACAACTGCTTATAATCTATTCGGGGCAGCTTCTTTATAAGCCTTTCGTAGGTTCTGTGGTCTATTTCCTCGTAAGGAGCTAATTTATAATGGCCCCCGTCATAAGGTAAAAAGGATACTCCGTTAATGATATCCCAGTTTTGATAAACCCAATTGCCTACCTCGAACCATTCATCTTCTCTAACATACACTGTCATGCTAGCGTTATGTTCACACCAGTTATGTTGTAGGTTTTTATAATGGTGGAGTTGTTCTAGGGCCGTTACATCTTTACGAGTAATACAATCCTCTGGTGCCTTAATAGGAAACTCTACTACCCATGTAGAAGCGCTCTTCTTTTTCTGTCCTACTTCTGGATGAGCTGGTATGCCCACATCTTTCATCATTCTAAATAATGGGTCGCGGGCCGCTATCCTATATCTCCTGATATAATACTGAGAGAACCTTGGGTGCACTCCTGATGATGAATCTACGAGCTGTGAAACGGTGCCTGAAGGCTTAACACAAGTGGTTGCCACGGGTGTATTGACACCGAGTAACTTAGAAGCCTTGCGAGAAATCCTCAGAACACGGCTTTTAAGGGCTTTTAAGGCCTCAGAGTTCATTAGGGAAGGGTTATCCATCTGACCGGTCAAACTGACGCCTAGAAGCCGCTCTACGTCACAATTCTTTTTCCACTCTTTTCTAAGGTATGGAAAATAAGTGAATGTGCTCTGTATAACACCGAGCCATGCAGCAGTCTCTACCTTATCTAAAAGGGTATCTAAATCGTCCTCTGCTCTAACAACCACTTCACTAAGATTGCAGAACTCCATATCCCTAAGCATTATTTCCCCACAAGGGTTAGTGCCTTGGATTAATGGAGCATATCTGCGAGATGGAGCTTTCTTCTGTGCTGCATTTAGATTGAATATACCTCTCTCCCCTGTGCCTGATAGAGCTAATGAGCCCCATTCTTTGAGAAATTCAGCAGCGGACGGTCTCTTTCTATATATGGCGCTATTGTTAGCCATAGCTCTCTTAATAGGATAAGGCCACTCCTTTGCATGGCGCATGCCTTCGTCACTCAGGTCGCTCAGAGATATCTGTGAGCTGCGTCTTACTCCGCCCACTACAACTATCTCAGCAATCTGATTACATATATCATGGGCTTCGAGAGTGGTGAGTTTTCTACCTTGAGCATTATGCATGGTTTCACGAATGAAATCATGTAACTTAATTAGGGGTTGAGGTCCAGAGGCCCTTCCTCCCATTGTTCTCAGGCGCGCGCCTTCTGGCCTGATTTGAGAATAATCAAAATATATATTCTGGCCTTCGTAAAGATTGTCCATCAACATCTTAACTGAATCAGCCCAACCAGCTTTGGAATCGAAAATTGTAATTTTATCTATGCCTTGCCCCGAACTAATTACCGGTATCTTCGGTAACTTACCCACTTCTTCTTCTTCAACCGAGAATCCAAAACCTGTGCCGCACATTAAGATATACAAGCATTCAGAGAACGCCGTTGTAGAGTTTATCTTTGCGAAAGCGCAGTTGTATATGCATGTATTATCAAACTCAGCAGCAGGACCAGATGCCCATAAGAAACGCATGGAAGGCATAACCGCAAATTCTTCCATATATTTCCTTATCTTCCTTACAGTTTTCTCAGGTATATCCTTTCTTTTTGAAATTAAAAAACCAATAAATCTTTCTATCGTTTCGGGCCAATCTTCCCTTCTCTTTTCTTCTTCAATCCATCGAGAATATGTTCTCTTATATATAAATTCTGCTACTTCGTTCTTAAACATTTTGCCACTCCTTTTGCGGTTCATTACTCTAATACGACAGTCTACTTAAAGGTTGCGCGTAAGTTTAATATATAGGACAGTTTTATGTTGGTCTAAAACATCGTCATCTATAAAGATAGTTCCTATGTCAAATAATCTATCTTTAATATTTTCTTCAATTCTATTCATATCAATATTAGACCAATCCTCTCCTATGAATTCTTTATCCTTAAGACCAATACCATCACTCCCAATATTCTCCCAATCATCAATCACAATGACACATTCGTTATTAAACATATTATATATGTGCATGATTTCCTCTTCTAAAGGATTTTGTTCCTCGGCTGTTGGTTCGGTATTATTTCCTCTATGAGCTGTATTTTTTCCTCTATCCCAACTCCGTGCTCCTTTCCATTTTGAATTTTCCCAATCAACTGTATCATCCCCACTCCAATGTGCATCTAAAAAGAAAAATACCTTGTCATCTTTATGGTTTAATTTATCTATTAATTCACTACTTAGTATAAATGAACTGTCTCCCAAATAAGAAGACACGTTTGATACACCATGCAAACCTCTAAGAGATTGTAGATATAGACCTTTATCTAATTCGATAGTATGAACTTCTTTAAAATATCTTGCGAGCTGCTTAGCAGTATCACCTATAAAGGTACCTGTCTCTACAGCTATTGGATACTTCTCAGCAAAGTCTGTTAGTTTCATTCGTTCACAGGTTGCTTTCTACCCAAGCCTTTGCATCATATAAAAGTGACAAAGATAACGTATAAGTTGTTAGTTTGTCGGAGTCTTCGGGGCTAGCTATATCCCCCGTGGACATGATAGCACCTAACTTAGTTGTATTAGCACTTATATCCAATTCAATAGACTCTAGTAGTTCAGCTTTGGTTATACTCATTTATAATCTATGAGAACTCGGCAACCACAAGTGCAGTCCTCATCCTCATCACATTTACAAACTTGGTTGGAAGTTTCAAACCCTGCTGCTAAATTAGCGCTAAGCTCAACCATAGTTAACAGTTGCAATCTGACTTGCGCCGTGCACAGTAATCACAGTCTACTTCGTCAGGCATTAGTCGTCCTGAGCGCCATACTTCCGGTCTCCCGGTTTTTGTGTAGCGCCTACTGCCTCTAGGTATCTTACGTTAGGCATATAGTCTATTGAATCCATACAGGGCTTATCTTTATCTTTATCTGGTAAGCTGTAATAACTTAATGTAGGCCTATGAGAAGCACGGGCCATATCATTAATCTCTTGTTGCGAAGGGTGTTCAAACGTTAGGTCTTTCACATCACCTATAGGGTCATCCTGAACCTTCTTATATAGTTCTTCTGTGGGCATTATTTCTCCGCGCAAGCCTTGCAACCAGTTTTATCTCTAGGTTTGCAAGTATGCATCAGTTCCTTTTTAGGCGCAGCCTTTGGTTTTGCTTTAGTTGCTTTCTTTTTTCCGAATACCATGTTATCACCTTATAGGTACAAAATTTCCATCTATCCATCGTCCTAGCTGTCCAGAGTCATGAAGAACTAGGTCATCCCCAGTGGTATCTTCCTTTGGCAGCGTCTCATGCCTATCCCCAACTACTTCAGGTTCGGGTGCTGCGGGTTGTGGCTCGGGCTCGGGCTGTGCCACGGGCTTCGGCTTTGGTTCCGCTTTCTTCTCTTTTTTATCTTTTATCATGATTAATCACCTTTTCTTTTTACGGCGTCCCGTATTTTTCTTTCGCTTCTTGACTTTGGTGGGAAGTTTAGCGCCTTTACGCGTCTCCTTCTCCCACTTCTTCGCCATCTTCGGCTTCTTCGCGTGCATCCACGCTCTCTGTTTCTTGCTCTTGAAGGGCATTTTTCTCTTCCTCTTCTGCTCGTTTTTGGAGCTCTTCCAAATATACTTGCCAGTCACGTATCATATCGTGCTTGTCAAGAAATTCTTGGAGAATTTCATTGTTACGCTGTATAGCCATTGAAGCACCTTGCGACCCTTCTTCAGATTGTTGAAGTCTCTCCCCCAACAGTCTGGTTTGACTAACGAGCCAATTCATGTTCTCCATAGTTTGCGCCGGTCCAGAACCTCGTTCTAAATCCTTCGCCCACTTTTCCATATTTTCTAGTCTTTTCTCTAGTCTTTTCATGTTTGCCATTTTATCACCTATTCATTTATCCGCAGCCTTGCGGACCAGTAACTCATCTAACTTATCAGATGAGTACCTATTTATACCTTTCGCTCTAAGAGCTATTATATTAGACCCAGCTTCATTAGGATTGTTTGAATACCAACCCCAATTTCCGGCGGGCTCATTATATATACTTTTGAACACGAAAGATATATCACTATCAGACCATCCGGCGTTGAGTAGTTCAAACGCGATGACCTTATTCTCCTCGTGGTTGCTACTTCCACGCTTTATATTGTGCTCTATTAAGTCTAATACTAGCTCCCTAGGGGGCTTTATATTACCACTAGTCATACCAAAGCTATGACTAATAGAGCCTGTAGCTTCTTCTATCTTTCTTAATAGGAAATCAATACTGTTAGAAACCGTGTGTTTAACTTCATACTTATCACACAGAAATTCCACGAATCTCCTCTGCGCTTTCTTACTTTTAATTGGAGCTAAAACTCCTCCATTATCTTCCATAGCCATAGCGTAAAGAGCAGCTATATCATTAGACATAATAGCGTCTACAGTAAACTGAGTACACCATACACCTGTAGGCCTATCTTCTATTTTTGAAATATAGGCAGTATTAACTATACGCCTCATAGATGAGATACTATTTTTAATACATATATCATCTAGCGTGTTCAAGTAATATTTCTTTTTAAGAAACTTCAAATACTCTTGTATAGCTTGTCGCTTTATTGTTGCCGGTAAGTCCACTGGCGAATGAAAGTCTATATTCATTTGGAAGCCCTTTCCCCCTGTAAGATATATCCTCGGGGTAATCTTTAGTGGATTGCAAAATCGGCGTATAAATTTCCTTACATCTTTTAAACATTGTCTACATCCTTGTTGTGGTCGAAATCGAACCATATAGTATTAATCAAAGCTGACTCGTTGTTTGTCTTACCTTTTACTATCTCAGCTTCATCATCGAATACATACACACTAGCATAACAATTCTTTTTACCATTATACTTTTTTATATTTGCTTCCAGTTCTTCAACTGTATAACACCTATCTATTCTGGCTGGGATTCCGAACTCTCTGTAATACATTCTCCTACTATCTCCATTACTTCTATTTTTTGACACCAATCTCTAGGGATTGCCAGTATGTCTATTCCGTCTGTATCAGACCAATGCTGTACGAGTATTAAAGCCTTTCGGTCTTTAACTATCAGCTCACCTACACTTTCACATACTGCTAAGTGTTCTTCTGGCTTAGCTGCATTAATTGTGTTTATTTTTATCTGCGCCGCTGCGTCATACCATGTGACTTTTACTATGGTACCAACACCACCTATTCCACTTGCTTCTATTGGTCTTTCTCCGTTATCCATACTTTCCATTCCTCAAACATTGCTGCGATTATTTCATTATCTCCCCAGCCTCTTAAATATTTTGCATTGGGGGGTGTGTCGCTAACATAAACTGGGTCTTTTGGCCTATCAAACAAAAGCCTATTATAAGGGATTTGATTTATCATCAACCAACTCTCAGTCATCATTTTCATTTCCAAAGTATTTTCTCTTTCACACCATATAGTTATATGATGCCCTTCTCCTACAAGCCACTGCATAAATTCAGTAACGTTAACAAGGGGCTTACAGTGTTTCATAAGAATGGGGTCTTCTTCATTACATATAACCCCATCTAAATTAAATATTAAATTCATTTTCTTTCCTCCCATACCTTAGCCAGTGCCAGCCATCGTTTTTCTAATATGGGCCAGTCATATTCTTTTTTGGCTTTTTCTCTCGCGGCTTTTCCTGCTTTAATTCTTTTGGTTGGATTGTGATAATAGTAGTCTAATGCATCTGCTATAGCTACAGAAGAACATATAGCTCTTTGAGGGGACGCTCGTTTAGGTGTGTCCCACCACATATCTTTATAAGGTAGTAGTATACCTGCTTTACATATATCTTCTTCTAATAAATGGTCTCTACCATTCATTTTCTCATCTTCTCCCGGTTTTCCTCCTAAAGGATATAGTGGAAATACTGCTGTTTCTGGGTCGTCTTCTTTTATAATTTCCCAAGCTGTAGTATAATTTGTAACACACACTGGTACCCCACAAGCCATCGCTTCTATAGTGGGTATACCAAAACCTTCTCCTGCTGTGGGTAAGACAAAGACATCCATACAATTGTATAAATCAACCATTCCTTTCTCATCTGGGGCTTCACCTGCATCTAGGACTCCCATCAAAGTAGGTAGTAAGTATTTTTCTAAGTTATATTTCTCTGCAAACTCTGGGAATTTCCAACCCATAGCATCGTTCCAATCCATATGTAAAATAAGTTTAACTTCGTCTGGTTTTAAATCATTCCTATCAACAAACTCTTTAAATCCCTTTACTAATTGAGGTATGTTTTTTCTGTGTTGATTTCTTGCTACACACCCTACCACAAATGCCCCATCAGCTATATCTTTCAATGGTTTTTTTCCATACATAGGATTGAGCTTAGGTTTAAATAAATTACATTCTACCCCATGAGGTATATACCATGACTCTTCACATCCCTCAAAGTCTTCTTCCATACATAGTTGACCATATCGAGACATACAAATTTTATAGTCTATTTGGTCGAGAAGCTGTTGCCAAGAAGGAACGCACGGTTGACCATCAAAAGGAATAGTAGCAGCCCATTTCCATGGAGGGCCTTTGGCTATCTCTTTAAACATATTAGTTACAAGCTGTGTTCGTTCCTTTCTAGTTAATAGCTTTCCATCGTCATTATATAAAGGAATAGTAGCTTTATCTGGTCGTTTGAAACCAGCTACGTGCTGGAACATTTGGAAATCTAAGTGTGTCCATATCACATCAGGCTTGAAATTTGCTTGCCAATGTTTAAAACTCTGTTCTCCGAACCGTTCCTTGCCCGGATATATTATAGGTAGGTTCTCCCACTCTACCTTTTCCTCTGTTTGTCCTAAAGGCCACTCAGTCTTATATTTAGTATGTACCGGATTTTGACAACCAGCATACCCTATGTGATGACCTTCTTTTATTAGTATAGCAGATACATTTTTAGTATTAGTACCAAATCCAGTAGGAGCCCATGGACTATCAGATATAGGCATTATTCTTAGCTTACCCTTCTTAGGGGTATCCCATTTTAATTCCTTCGGCGATGCCGTGGAAATCTGTGGAGCCGTCATACTACCTCACTGCTTGATTGCGATAATGTCTTTTTTATTAACAATAACCGTCCCCTTTTCGCCAGTGAGGTATACAAAATTTTCGTCGTCATTCGTTATCATTCCCCTTCCAACTTTCGTTCTCTCTTCTTCTCGCCATACTACCTTAACCTCCGCTTCCTTAAGAAATGCAGCAAGTTTTTTACCATCATTTTCGTCCATTTAATCATTCTCCTTAGTAGGCCACAGATGCCGTACTTTCCGACGTAGACATCGAGCCTATCTAATCTATGGGTGAGATACCTATATAAAGATTGTCCCATTACTTCACCTCTGCTTCAGGTCGCCTATTGTAGCGTGTAGCCCAATTTATACTTATAAGACTTGCTTCCATTTCATCCATATGTGCTTTAGTATCACAACGATATATGTTCACTCTAAAATTAGCGTATCCGTATTTCTCAAGGTCAAACTTAAGGTCATTGTTATCAGTATGGTTCCACCATCTACCTTTAGAATATCTTTTACAGAACGTCCTTATTGTTTTTCCTATATAAACTTTTCGGTTTTGACTATTTTGTATAGTATAAACTACCATTTCTGTGTTGAATCGAGGTTCAGTAAAATCAGGCATCGCAGGGCGCCTCTGTCCTTTCATAAACTCATTATGTGCTTGCTTAGATAATTCAATCACAACCGCAGGTGTGATTTTTAATCCCTGCGCTTCCATAGTCGCAGAAACTTCATTGATTCTTTGTATAGTGCTTTCTAGACTGTTCATATCCACTCCATTAAACTTTGTTGTTTCTTATCTAATAAGGTAAGAGGGGGAGCTTTCTTAATCCATTCTACTAAAGAAAACTTGTGGAGTAGAGTACTTACAGTATCCCAATAATAAGTTATATCTATCTCATCTA